CTCTTCAAAAGCTATGGCGTGCGGCGGCACATTCCTTCGGACAGCGCCAGATTCGAACATGACATGGCACCCCCACATTTCCCCAGGGCGTGATTTCAACCCGAACCAGACCGCCTTGACGAACCCCGAGGGGTTCTTGTGGGTGAATGTCGAGTCCACCCAGACATACCGGTGCTTTGGCAGGCTGCCGATTCCCGAGTTCACAGGCGCCCCCTTATTTTGTAACGAGGTTTCGGGTTGAACCAATCCCTGAATTCTCCGAATTCTGCGGGTTCGCTAACCCATGAGTTCTTGCCGCAGACATCACATTGGCCGAAGTATTTTTCTTTGGGTTTCTTACCGGACCCGTGAATTTCTCCACAGGCTCCGCACGACCATCTCGGGTATGGCTTTTTCATTTTACTTTTTCATTGCACAGCGGGCATTTATGAAAATCCGCCTGTTCTCGTTCGATCCATGCCAGCACGGCGGCTGTCAGGTAAATTGCGGTGATTATTACAACCGCAGCAGCTATTTGCATTTTCTTTCTCATATTTTGTTGAGCATCACTCTCACCCACTGGGGAGGTTCGCTGTTTCTAACTTTTTCGATTTGGTTGAGCAGTTCTTTGGCGGACCACTCTTTCGCCTTGCCTTTACCTACGCCTCTTTTCTTCACCCTAGGGTCTATGTAATCCCATGTTTTTACCTTAACTTCTTCGGTGAAGCAGATATGGCCTTTTTTACATTGCCGTTTTCTTTGCCTTACCCCGTTTACCAGGCGAGAGTCCGTGACTATCGTAGGGAGCTTGCACTTGAAGCACTTCATCCTGCGCCCTCCGTTGTGTCGAAGACGACGCTTGGCTTCTCGTCAAACCAGGGTAGGAATATCGAGTAGATGTTCGATCTTTTGGACTTGGCGCCACTTCTCGGCAGTAAAGTCACTCCGCTGTCCCCTCGGGTCGCCAGTTCCCGCAGGCGGTAGCCCATTTTCACGGTGTCCAGCCCGCGAAGCATTTCGGGTCGGCTGGAGAACGCCACCCCTAGGGCGTCCAGAATGTCGGCGGAGGTTCCGGTGAAGGGCTTTTTTCTCTCGGACAGGGGGAGTTGCTTCCACCATGTATGGAGGATTTCTTCGAACGAACCGGCGAGGGAGCTTGCTTGCACTTTTATGCGCACATCTGGAGCAATGATCGAACGAATGCCGTAGCGTGAGTTTGTGCTTTTAATACACTCGGGGATGATGAAGCGCTTCAACCAGGCCAGGAAGTGCGGAAGCTCTTGGAACTCGATTCCTTCGAAGTAGTCGGTGGGAGGGTGGTCCACCCACGCTTTCATTTGCAGGACTATGAGCTTGTCCTCATTGGATATGTCAAGGTCGGGGAGGAGCTTGATCGACACAGGATCGTCGTTCAGACCCATGATGACTCTGCCCTTCCACTCCACCATCACGGGAGTTAGGAATTTTTCGTGGTAAAGGTGCTTTCCGTGGGCTGCGAGCTTTTTAATCAGCGAAGAGTAACGGCGGCGTTTTTCTTCACTGGACGCCCCCTTGGAGTCATCCACCACCGCGATTGCCGACTTGAACACATCGGCGGTGAAGCCGTTGTTCTCGCCCGCCGCCATAGGCGACAGGTCGGCGTAGCACCCCATCGACGTGCTGATGATTCGCTCGATGAGAAACGATTTGTAGGAGTGGACCGGCCCCACCAAGGCCAAAGCCTGTCCTAGTGCCAACTCCCCCTTCTCGGCTGACTCGTAGAAGCGTTTGAACCACGCGAGGAACGTGTCCTTGTAGATTTCGTCCGCGAACACGTTGTCGAGAACCCGAGCGACTCTTGGGAAGTTGACTCCCCAATCCATCGCCGCATCTGCGGCAGGCATGATTTTGGCGGTGGCGGTGTTCAGCAACTTGGCGCCGTTGTATTCCCAGGTGTCTCCCTTGTTGTATAGGAACGGAGCCGCCCCATCCACCCTTCGGTCTGTGTTGATTGCGCAAAGCGCCTTGTCCAGCAGGGAGCAGGTAGCCCCTTTGGTGAGCTTGCTGCTGTAGCCCCTGTTCTTGAGAAGGCTGGTTATCATGCTGGCCGAAGTTCTGCGCCAGACCCCATCAGGGCCTTTCTGGAAGAAGGTCCCCCCGTCGAATGCCAAATCTTCGAAGTTTTCGGACGAAACACTTTGCCCGATCTTTAATTGCTTTGTAGCTCTTTTAAGGGTGTCAACGAAGGGGTCGGGTTCAGGTAAAGAAGCCTCTGCTCCTTCTTCGTGTCCCCCCTCGTCACATGGGGGAGCCTCGTCAGTCTCACTGCCGTCAGACTCCCCTGACACGCCCCAAGCGGGACTACTTGTTCCGCAATGGCTGACACCCGTTCCATCCACTTCGTTCGGTCCACCGCGTCTATCTTCACTATTGCATGGGCCGATTCGTTCCCCGACAGGGTTATCGACATGATCGGAAGGGGGAGTTGTTTGAGGATGGTCAACCATAATGGTGTTTGAATTTTGTCGCTTTCTATTAAGGCGTAATTGTATTTTTGAATGTTTTCTTCACTTCTGCGGCTGGTTTTTCCAAGCCGTTCGATGTAGAGCCGATCCCCTGAAACGGGGTTGAGGAGGAACCATGCTCCTACTCGGTTGTTTTTTGTGAGTTTTTCTACGAGACCCCTGGGGGTTGAGGTTCCCCAGACAAGCTGCCCTTGGCTGCGCTCGTCTGTGAATATGATTGTCTTGGCGCTGCCCTTGAAGAGCAGAGACAGGTAATCGTCCACCGACACGTCGTTCGGATTGATGGGGCTGATGCGGGAGATTTCCTCGGATGAGGTAGGACCTTCCTTGGTCAAAGCAGCTATGGCTTTCGGGTCTTCGACGTGACGCGGAATGCTCTCCCGTCTTTCGCCCCCGACTTTAACCCTACGGATGGTGTTCTCTATTTCCCGTGGCTGCGCTGCTCGGGTCATCCAATGTTCGACCCACGCCGAGATGTCCCCGTCGTTCAAGCCTGCGTCCACAAGCATGTTCACGGCGAGAAACATCCAGCGATGGCACCCCTCACCGGCTGGAGGGCATTCCGGTATGTTGAGGTCCTTCGGGCTGTGTTGGCTGGGCGTCATTTTTCCCTTCTTTTTTTCCGAAAATACGCTCGTAGTTTTCGCTGTATTTTTGCCAGTTTATACCTTTTCGCGGGTGGCTTCCCTTGATGGTTCTCACTTTTATTATGTCTTGTGTCATAATCGTTTGTTACTCTTGTCAGTATTGCTTTGGCGTTAAGCCCAAATAATTTGCAGATGCTTAGGAAGAGGCGGCTTTTGAAAAAATCCATCGCCGTTTCCCGCTCCACTTTGCTTTGACTGCGAATGTCGTTGTGCGCTTGTTCCATGAGCGCTGTCAGGATTTTCAAAGTCCCGCGCTGGCATATTTCTTCATTTGACATAGTGCTTGGAGGTAACTGCCTCCGCGCCGACTGGCAGCGTTGAACACCACTGCGGCGCGCAGGACATTATTTGTTGAATCTTTACCCGACTCTGCTCGGAGGTCTCTTCGTCAACCATACAGACAACCTCGTCGTGAATCCTAAGAATCGTTTCGAAACCTTGACGCTCCAGTTCAAGCACCCTGTCCATGAACACATCTCTCGCGAAGGCTTGCGTAAGGTTTTCTGAAAGCAGAGCGCCGTAAAGTTTCGAGCGCATCATTTTTCCGTTTCTGGGCAGCATCCCCGAGAGACCGTCTTTCTCCCCTTTTACTTCCCTGTAAAGCAGGGTTCTTCCCGAGGGAAGTTTGACCTCCAGTTCCGTCCCCCTGCTTTTCTCCAGCGCGGCTTGCAGCGCCCTCCACAGAGCGACAATTTTGGGATTTGAGGCGCGGTAGTTGGCGACGATTGTTTCGGCTTCACTCGAAGTTATCTCCAGCCCCGCCATAATTTTCGCCACAAATTGAAATTTTGCGGCTCCACAGCCGAATCCCAGCCCGAGAACACGGGCCTTGGCGAGTTGCCGCAGCTTCTTGTCCACGTCCTTGAGTGGGCGGAGGTCGTTGTAGCCCATAGTTGCCCGCGCATGGGCTTCATAGACGTCGATTCCCGAGCGCAGGAGGTCCAAGGTGTCGGTGTCTCGCGCCAACCAGAGGATGCAACGCGCCTCGATTTGGGCCAGGTCGCAGATCACGAGGGTTTTTCCTTCGGGCGCTTCGATTAGTTCGCGCAGGTTGACCCCCGAAACGATGTCCCGAGGCATGTTTTGGGCGTTCCAACCGCCAGAACCCGAGTCCCGACCTGTGGTAGCGCCAAAATACTTGAGATCGTAACCCATTCGACCGTCTGGACGAGTCCGAGAAATCATCGTCTCGACGGTTTTCAGGTGTTTGTTGGCTTTTCGGTGTTCGCGAATGGCTGAAACCCAAGGAAACTTGTCCGAAAACTCTTCTTCCCATTTTTGGGCTTGCTCTTCCTTCTCCGCAAAGCTATCAGGCGCCCAAATCCCGCTTTTTTCGCAGTAATCGCGGACAGCGTGAAGGCTCAAGGCGGGTCTTTCGGGGTGCCAAGGGAGTAAATCTCGGGTGGCGGTGGATGTTTCTACTAAAGTTAGCCGCGATTGAGCTAACTTTGTTATATTTACTGGAACACCCCGCATGGTCATCTCGCGTGTCATGCGTGACACGTTTCTTTCCACTCCAGGCCACTTTTCCCCGTTTTCTGTCCAGATTTTTAGGGTGTTTTCGGCGTCCGTAAGAGCATATTTCTTAACTTCTTCTTGGAACTCAGCAGTCATTGAGTCCCACTTTTTGCCCTTCATTTTGTCCCGCACGTCTTTTGACATTTCCAGCCCTAAAAGGTAGTTGGAGGCCTCTTTCAGAGAGCGGGGGAAACCTAAAAAAGCAGACAAGTCAGCCGTGTCGAACACTTCCTTGGGGGCAACACTTGGAACCTGCCCGCTTTCTCTCAACCACTCGAAAAGAGTCATGTCGAAAGCGGCGTTGTGCATGACCCAAGTCTGCCCGTCTAATTCGTGCCACGGGGCGTCTTGGGGGCGCCCTACAAAGCGCAGCCCGTTGTCTCCCGCCACTGATACAAGGTAAATGTCTGTCGCTCTGGCGTAGTGCCACACCCCCATGTCGGCGACGTTTGTTTCTTGGGAGTAGAACGATTCGAAGTCGATTGCAGCAGTCATTGTGAAAAAGAGGGGCCGCTTTGACGCGCGGCCCCCCTCTCTTCCATGTGTTTACCTCAAAGTTGCCACAAGACGCTTTTGGTCTTCGGTAGTGTGTCCCGCCGACCGAATGGTGGGGGTCCACCAAGAATTTTCTGCTTTGCTTACAAGCGCAGAGCCGAGGTCCCATTGACCTCCCTTAATCCCTGTTTCTGCAAGGTGTGTTCTCAGCGAAGTGGCAAGCGGAACTGCGATTGTTCCGAATGCAGTGCCTCCAAAGGTGGCGACGACCCGCGCATAGCGGTCCCCGTCTTCGGAGATTTCACAGAACAGAACTTCGGCTTCATCACTCACCGCGTCCCCCGCTTTAACTAGAAATTCTACGGTGGCGATTTCACTGAACACGCCCTGCATCTTGCGATACCCAACGGAGCCGCCAGCCGCCAGAACTTCAGCCTCACTGTTAAAAATTCTCGCAGGAGTGGTGTTCCTCGCGTCGTAGGATATGTTTTCTTGGAATTGCAGGAACATCTGCATTGCGATCACCCGCAAAGGCTGGCCTTTCTTTTTGTCCTTGGGGTCGAGAGTGGTCACTTGGTGTTCTTTGTTAATAATCCATGTTCCAGGTGTGAACATGTCGGCAAGCTGGCCGGACTTGTTGACGAGGTTGATGCGCGGCAATCGCTGGTGCCGCATTGACCAATCGCCTATGAGACCCTTCTCCGACTGATCGGCGGCGAGTGGGACTGTCGCAGCCAATTGACGGGGGGCTTCAACGAGTTGTTTTTCAGTTGTTGTGTTTACTGTTTGATCGAATGTTATTTGTGCCATTTTGTATTATACTTTTTGCCTGTTTCCGACAGGTTGCGGGTTCAAGGGGGGCATAAAGTTTACCATTTTAATACACCCCTGAGACAAAATATCCTTTAGGGTGTTCAATTTTTATTTGCATTTTTTCAAGTAGGGGATGACTCCCTCGACTCTTGCTGCGCCGACTGAAAGGAGGTTTACCCTCAAATCCATTTTTGCTTTAGCCATTTGCCCCTTCGGGGCTGTTCTTGCCACAGCTTTTTCAAGCTCGCCGATTTTTATGTCAGCGCAGGCTGCAAACGCCGCAGGGGTGATTTGGTCTTTGACCGCTTCCCACGCGAGTTGTGGGTCTTTAATCTGGAAAGGCGCTGACTTTTCTGCAAGCTCCCATCCAGGTATCTCCACTCCAGAGAGGCGAAGCTCCAAAGCGCGCGCATTCACCTTTTCTCCCCACTCCTTGAGTATGGGCGCTATTCTTTTGGCGAGTGCCATTTTTTCTGGGTCGGTGATGAGTGCTGGGTCTGCTTCTGGCGGCAGCACAAGCTCGTCGGCTTTGTATTTTACTGCGATGGCTTGCGCCAATTGATTGAGATTGGAGCAGTCGGCGCGATTGTTGCACCAAGCGCAATGCTCGCCCGTGGTGTAGCTCGCAGGGTCGTTGCGACGAGCCGCAGCAATGATGGCGCTGACTTGTGCGACCAACCTTCCGTAGTCGCTTTCACGAGTCCACTCCACAACATCAATCACGCCTTGGAAGGGGAGAAGCACATGGACAGTAATTTTGTTTATCTGGGGGTGTGCGTCCCAGATTCCGATGCTGTAAGCCCAGAATTGGGGCGAATCGGCTTCATATTTTCCCCAGGCGAACTTGTAGTCCACAAGCTCGGCGATGTCACCGTGCAGCATGATGTGGTCGATGTGCCCGAATTGGTCGAGGATCGAGTATCGGCGCTCTCGAATTTCTTTCAGCCCAGCGCCGCATTTTTCTCTCAGGGTTTTCAGGTATTGGAGGCAAAGCCCCGCGCATTTGCGGAGAAGTTCGTCGTCAGGCGGGATGATGTCTAAATTTTCTTTCTCGATTGCCAAGTGCCCTAGGGAGCCTCGGTCCGCTGCGCTTTTGTCGCGCGTGTTGTCGTTTCTGAATCCTGGGCATTTTGCTTTCTCTTTTAGCGAAGAGGGGCTGTGTTCGGAATGTTTTCTTTCCTCATTGGGGGCGAAAGCCTCCGTGATTTCTTTGGTGTCTTTATTATGTGTTTCGGTTGTCATTTTAATTCCTTCATTCAGTATTTGTGTGTTTTCTCGTTTGTGTTCGGTTGTGTTAAGCGCGGAAGTTTCCACTGTCCCAGGGACGAAAAGCCTTAAAGCCAGCGCGCGGTTTTTGGCTCCAATGCGGCGTATCCTCCCGATCGCTTGCTCCTCAACAATTCCGCTGAATTGAGGGCAAATCAGCGCGGTTCTCGGTGCGTTTCCGTGAACATCGTGCAGGTCTATTGACTGCCCCGCCGCTCCGATTTGGACCACCAAGCAGCGCAGTATGTTTGCTTGAAATCTGTCGCGCACCCCCTGTCGCAATTCCTGCGACACCCTCCCATCAATTTTTTCTGCTTCCTCCCCCAAGAGCGCCGTCGCCGCGTCTATGGAGTCATGGAAATTCAGAAAAATGATCGCGCTTCCGCCTTCAGCCGTGATCTCTTTTGCCCGCTCCACCAAGTAGGGAACTTTTATCAGTTCGATGGCTTGCCGCTGCCGTAGATTTTTTACCGCCCCAGGGTCCTCCAACTTCGTCATCTCTCTGTAGAGCTTTTCCACTTTTTCCCTGTCCTTTTCGGACATGTCTATAGGTTCGTCCGCAATGGTCAGGTCGGGCAGTTGCTCTTTGAGTATTTCGGAAGCCGTCCGGTTTCCACGGCATCCGAATATAGAATCGTGGAGCTTTTGCATTTTTTGTTTGTTGAGCGGAGACCGGTGATTCCATTCCAGTCCTCCCCACCGGTTCTCCAGAGCGCCCATCTGCCTTACCCAACGCCAGAATTGCTGCGGGTGGAACAGTCGGAGCTTCGAGCCAATGACTTTCATCTTCAGCGGCGATTCTGCCGCCGATGCAGACAGCATTAGGGTCGGGTAGCTCGCCTCTTCGAGCATCTTTGCGTTCTGGCTTTTGAACGAGCCGAACATGTGAACTTCATCGACAATCAGAAACAGCGGCCTGTGGTTCCAGGCGAAGAAACGACCCTTTTTGCTTACCCAAGGGGTGCTTCCGTTTCGGAGCTTTTCTGGGTTTTCCACGAACACCGGTTGAATGCCGAATTCTTTCAGCGTCGCGGCCCATTTCGCTTTTACGCTTTTAGGACACACAACGCCAACAGGCATCCCCAATCGACGCGCGACTTCACACGCGATAATAGTTTTTCCGCCGCCACAATCAGTAGCCTCCAAAGAGGCGCCTATTTTATCAATCGCTGACAGGTTTTTTTCTACAGCTTCTTTTTGAAATGGGTATAGCGTGAAACTCATTTCACGAGCGTCGATTCACGCACAATGCCCATGAAGTCTTCTGCGCCTATCACCACAAGCCACGGGCTTTCACTTCTGCGGTGGAACACTACCGGAATTTTACCTTCCTTGGCGTCTCTTTTAGCTTGGGCCAGCCATTTATAGGGGTTGCCCGCCTCCACACGCTTGCATTCAATATGCAGCGGGAGTGTTTCGCAAATCACATCCGCTTCGGTAAGTCCGAACCTACCTTGCGAAAACTGAACCCCTCTTTTTGCTGGAAAGCCTTGGTCGGTTAAGAAGGCTGAAAGTTCCCGCTCGCCTCTTGCGCCTTTTTCGCGGCTGTTTATTTTTTTCATACCAGTTGCGCGCTCCTTCCCTTGACCCACTTCACCAAGTCTTCTTCTTGGTAGGTGAATTTTTTTGGACCCAGTTTGGTATGGGGCAACGAAAGGTTGCGCCTCCAATACGCAAGATTTTTTCTCGTCACAGTCCGCGACAAAAGCTGCCCCAATCTCTCTATCGCTCCTTGGGCCTCATACACTTTTTCTTCGCTGTGTTTTCCTTCAACTGGCTCTTGAATATCCAATCGAAGTTTGTTCCCCTCTATGGGCGTGGCAGTAAAATTTTTACACTCTATTGTTAAAGTCATTGAATTTTTTTCAGGTAGGCGTGTATAGCGCGCCGTATTATTTCCGAAACGGAGATACGAAGTGTTGCTTTCATTTTTGCCAGCCCCCTTTCGAGGGCTGGCGTTGATGAAAAGCTGCGAATGTTTTTAGGGTTCCCCATTAAGTGTCTCTTTGAGTTCTTGAAGGTCCGCGTCTCCTTGGTAGGAACTGAGTCCGTCATTTATGAAAAATACGCACATTTGCTCTGGACTTTTCCCCGTCGCTGCGCATATCTGTTTGAGTTGTTCGTGTTGATGTTGGTTTAGGGCAATTACTAACATTTTAGGTTTGTGGTTTTTTATTACATTTATGTCCGTGAGGGGGACCGCGCGCTGCTATAGATTATTTTTTGAACAAGCCCATCAATTTTTTTACCACTGCCGCAGTTTCCTCGTCGATGGGCGCAGAAGGAGTGATGTCGTCTTCTTTCGTGGAGGGCAGTTTTTTCGAGAGGAACTCTCCCGCCTTCATAAACTCTCCGTGGGGGTCTTTTTCTTTTAGGAGTTTATAGGTTGCTTCTCTAACTAGCTCGCTATAACTCTGTCCGGTTATTGCCGATAAAAGTGTTACAGCCTTGTGTGTTTTTACGGCTTCCACATACGAAACTCGCATTTTGTCAGCCGCTAATCTGGTTGTTGCCATATTGGTGTTGTGTTGAATTTCTACCAAGTTATTAACTTTTCAAGTGCTTTTTCCGCCGCGTATGCTTTTACGCTTTGAGGAGTGATTGAGAACCATTCCTCGGCGTCTTTTTTTGAAACAAGAGCCTTGTAGAACTTGTTCAGCATGGTCGGGGAGTTCCCCGCGATTTCCGCCGTCATCGCTGCATTCCGGTGCATTGCCAGGTGGTATGAACAGAACGAATGCCGCAACGCGTTTTGTTTCGTTTCCATTTCGAGACCCTCGAAGGTCCACTTGTAGGTTTTGGCGTTGTCACCGCTCGTCAGTAGAAGTCCTTTTCTTCCGTCCCATGCGAGGTTGAGCCATTGCGCAAGGTTGTCGGCAATGTCGAGCGCCCGCCCTGAGCTTGTCTTGGTGATCTCGGGGCCGAGACGAATCATTTTCTCTTCGGGCAGTATGAACTTCCCTTCCAATCTTGCGTATTCTGCGCGGCGCGTTCCGCTGAAAGCCATCATCGCGACATAGAGAACACTCTCCTTGTTCGGGCAAGCGATGAACAGTTTTTTCAGTTCTTCGGGCGTGTAGAAGGTCGGAGTTTTTTGTTTTGGCGAAGCGATCTGCACTTCGCTGATGAGGTCTTCGACAATCCGGTTCGTGTAGCCCTTCCGTCTTGAATACCGCAGCACCGAAGCAAAAGACCGAAACATGTTGAGGCGTGTTTTGGCGCTGTAGCCCCCGCTGTTGAGCCACTCGCCGATTTCGGTCGGTTGAATATTGGAGACGCGCCTTTCTCCGAAGACTGTGCCGATCGCCTTGCGGTGGTAGCGGCAAGTTTCTATGTGACGAACGCTCAGTTCGCGGGTTTCGCTTTCTTGAATGAATTCAGCCCAGGCTTCGTTGAGCGTCTTGTCAGATTTGGTGGTTCCGTTGTGCCGCAAGTAGAAGTCCACCGCGACATGCAGAGGGATGTCGCCAAGTTTTTTTCTGCACTCGTTCAGGTAAACGATTTCGTCACCGGCAATCGTTGTTGCTGCTCCGTCCGCGTTGGCGAGCGAACGAGCGATTCTCTCGGCTTCGGAGAGAGCTTTCACTTCGTCGTTGAAGCCCCTTCGAAAAGTTTTTCGACCCACCTTCCAAGCGAGTCGAAAAGTTGTGTATTTGCCCCGAGTGACTGGAGCAATTCGCACGATTGCGTGCCCGCAGCGCACCGCTTGTCCGCTGTCAGTTTTCAGTATTTCTATTTTCATGGTTGTTTTTTTGCCCCGATTTTTTGGGACAAAAGTGTATTTTTGGGTATTACCCCCTTTGCCTTTTTATGACAACATAAACCTTCAACCCGTTCAATTACGAGGTGAAAAAAGTTTTGTCCCGTCTTGTTTGGGACAAAAACTGGCAGCGCCTACGGGATTCGAACCCGTTTGTCATTTTGTCTAAAATATTAGCGTTCAATTTTTAATAACTTTTGGTCGTTGCCTTGGCACCGCATTGAACCTACATTGAACCCAGATGGCAGAAATTCGTTTGGATGATGGGAAGACCCCCGTTCCGGCTGGAAGCGTAGTTCGTTACGGCTATGTCTATCCGCCTGGGACCGCCGATTGGACAATAGAGCTTCACGCGTATCGTAGCATAGCCAAGGACGGAACCCCGCGAGAAGAAAATTTCAAACGAGCCGCCCAGATGTTTTTTTCGAAAACCTCGGAGCCGTTTGTTTGGCACCCCTGGGCCGAAGACATGCTCTACGAGTGTTGCTACAAGCAATTCGTGGGCTTCGCTGGCTGCGGCTCTTCAGGCAAGTCGGACTTCATGGCTATCTGGATTCTGCTAAACTGGCTTGCGGCTCCATACCACACGCTAGGGCTTCTGACCTCGACCTCAATTCGTGATAGTAAAAAGCGCGTCTGGGGCGCTGTCGCCCGTTATTGGCCTGCTATCGCCTCTGTAGCTCCTGCCAAGCTCACCGACACTCCGACACCGGCGATCTATGTGGTGCGCGACAAAGTTCGTATGGAGCAGGCGGGCGTTTACCTGATCCCTGCCGAAGCGAAAAAGACCAACGAGGTAACGGGAAAGATGCGAGGCATGAAAGCTCCGCGAGTCTTTTTGGCGGCGGATGAGTTGTCGGAGCTTTCCCATTCGCTCCTCGACACGGCGATGTCGAACCTCTCCAACAATGCAGTGCTGCATATCTGCGCGGCAGCGAACCCAGTTTCTTACTACGACCCTTTTGGAAAGTTTGTAGAGCCAGTGGACGGCTGGAGTTCCATTAGCGTGAATGATGACAAGTGGACTACGAAGTTCGGCGGCGTCTGTTTGCACTTCGATGCTCTGAGAAACCCGAATTATCTGTCGAGAGAGAATCTTTGGCCGATTCAGAAGTGGGAGAAAATCGAGGAGGCAGTGGAGCGGTTGGGCGAGGACTCGCCGATGTTCTGGCGCGACTACCGTGGGTTCTGGCCTCCCCAGGGAATTTCCAAGTCCATTTACTCGGAGTCCGAGATCATCAAATTCAAGGGCGACCAGCCTGCGATTTGGCAAGCACCCCCCAAGAGAATCGCAGGCGTTGACCCATCCTTTGTTTCCGGCGGAGACCGATGTGTGCTGTATCTTGGAAGCTACGGGTTGAACCGAGACGGCAACGAACAAGTGTGCTTCGATACTTTCCATTTTATTGAGGATGACGCGAGTTCCAGGGACCCTAGGACATACCAAGTCGCTGAAAAAATTGCTGCGATACTTCAACGCGAACGGGTTCAGCCTTGGCATTTGGGCGTCGATGTCACCGGCGGCGGCGTTCCGTTTTGCGATGCGCTATCCCGCGTTTTAGGTAGTAACGATTTTCTCCGCGTGCATTTTGGGGGGTCTCCAAGCGATAGGTGCTTGTCCGCCTACGATTCGACGCTGGCCTCCGATAAATATGTAAATCGCGTGACCGAACTGTGGTTCGGGGCCAAAGAGTATCTTCAAAACGGGCAACTTCGCGGGATTGGCGCTGACTTGGCTCAGGAGATGACTTCACGTAATTATGAAACTCGAAAAAGCGGAGGCATGAAACTTTGTGTTGAGCCTAAAGTTGACATGAAATCCCGAATGGGGCGCTCGCCTGACATCGCCGATGCCGCTTTCGTATTACTCGAGGTGGTTCGAGAGCGACTCGGTTTGAGACCGCCGCAAGAAAGTGGCGGCGTTTCTGCAAGACCTTGGAGGAAAGTTATGCGAAGATTCGACGTATCAAGAAATTCTCCTTGCTTTTTAGTGAGCGATATGTAATAAAGTGGCAAAATCGTAAATGATCGCCGCCACTGAGTATCCTCTAACTATTGAAAGGGGTAGCACTTTCCAAAAACAATTTCGTTGGAAAGTGGACGGGCAACTCGTTGATTTAACGGGAAGAACCGCCAAGATGCAGCTAAGAAAAAATTACTCGGCGCCAGTAACTTTTGAACTTAATACTTCGAATTCAAGACTTTCGTTAGGCGGTGTTTCTGGGCTTGTTTCCCTTGATTTGTCACCTGAAGAGACTTCTTCAATCCCACAAGGCAATTACGTTTACGATCTTGAAATTTACAATAGCGGGGAGACCCGAAAGCTCATCCGAGGAACCACTGTTGTTCAGCCTGAGGTCACAGTATGAGTGAAATTATCGAAATTATCGGCAGTGGTTTGACTGGCCCGAAAGGACCGAAAGGAGACCCTGGGGAGGTTGGACCGATTGGGCCTGTTGGCCCTCAAGGCGACCCAGGAGTTGCTGGTGTAAAAGGCGATAAGGGAGATAAAGGCGATAAGGGAGATAAAGGCGATCGTGGGCTTCAAGGCATTCAAGGCATTCAAGGCGGGCTAGGACCACAAGGGCCTGAAGGACCTCAAGGACTTCAGGGGCCGAAGGGGGATAAAGGCGACCCAGGAAATATCGGCCCTACCGGCCCCAGGGGGGATAAAGGGGATAAAGGGGATAAAGGAAACACTGGCGCTCAGGGTTTTACTGGGCCTGAAGGACCGGCGGGGCCTCAAGGGGACCCAGGCGTCGCAGGACCGGCAGGACCGGCAGGACCTCAAGGTCAACGCGGGTTGCCTGGCCCTAGGGGGCAGCAGGGAGAGGTTTCGAGAGCAGACGTTGCCGCATTAACCATAGCTTTTTCTTAGATGAAAACACTTTATACAGGTAATTATTCACTGGATATTCCAAACAGAACGGTTGTTTTGGAGGGCATTCAGCTTCAAGCCGAGCAGGTTTTGATGATAACCAATGTTACGGCAGGCGCGGTCTATTACCTATTCACGTCTGACAATCCCGCCCAGGTTTCGATTGTTGGGAACAATACCCACGTAGTATTCCAACCTTACAAAGACTGCGATTCACACAGCAATTCAGATCGCCTGTCGATTTACATTGACGATTCTACCAAGAGTCTCGCTACCGAGGATACCCTTCTTGAAATAAGTGATAAGATAGAAACTCGCCTCGGAGATGTCGATGATGAGGCCCCGACTGGGGACACCCCCTCCGACAAAGGGTTGATCCCGCTCTTCAAGCGGCTCCTTGTTCGGATGACGAACCTGATCGACCGACTCCCTGGTTCACTGGGATCGAAGACAGCCGCGAATAGTTTTCCTGTGGTTCTTCCTTCCGACCAGCCGACACTGGAAGTATCTGGAACCATCAGCGTGTCCAATGCTTTCGCCACCGAGACGACTCTTTCCTCGATTGACACTAAAGTCGCCACCGAGACGACTCTTTCCTCGATTGACACTAAA